TTTTGCCCTTTCTAAAGAGGGACGCCTGCAGGGACGCCAGAACAGCCCACAGGCTGCGTTGAGGGGGATTTGCGGGGGATGGTGGCGTGTCAGGCTTAGGCGGTGCTGGCATGACAGGCGGCACGGGGTCAGGGCGCTTTTCATATACACCGCCGCCCGCTTCAATCGCTGCCAAGAAAGCCCGATGATAGCCCGCGATGGTTTCCCATTTGTCCGTGATGTTCACCGTGCGCCGTGCGTTTCGCAGATCGCCCTTGTCCAGATAGTAGCGCAGGCCGTTTCCGGTGCCGTTCCAGCGCCCGTCAAGCAGACCTTTGAAAAGCACCCGCGCCGATGTTTTCGGGTCAAGCATCTGATCTGGAAACTCGACAAGATCCACACCAGCATCCGCGCTGCTTTCGCGGTAGTTATCCAGCCACGTCATTTGCACATGCCCGCGACCATAGTAGACATGGCCGAAGGGTCCAGCTGGTTTGGCATACTTCGCCACTGCGCTGCCGGGACCGCGCTTTCTCGCCAGCGCGTTGACAGCCCGACGCGCCCCTGTATCGGTAGAGGCGAAACCCTCACGCACAGGCACCATGCGCCCGCCTGTCTCATGGTAGGCGGTGGCTAAAGCATAGGCCAACGTATCAGCCTTGCCGTCGCCAACCTCACGGAACGCTGCCAAGATGCCGTTGATCCCGTCAACCTGGCGCTGCGAAATGGACGTGCCAAACACACCGCTGTTACGGGCGCGAAGTAACGCGAAGAACGCCGCATCATTGATAAGCATTGGTTGCTCCTTTCGCCGCCTTGCGGGCATCATTGATAAGCATGTCTCGGTCCCCTCAGGTCAGTTCCAGAACGATATCGCCGTACCCGCTGGCGACAGACACGCTGATCGAACCCTCGGAAACGTAGCCGTCGTTCACTGTGACGTTCGCATGGGCTTTCAGCGCCGTGATCTTTCTGCCGTTGATATCGTCTGGCAGGGATACGGCCTTGTTTGTCAGCGTTTGGTGTGTTGCCATGATCAACTGATCAACGCCGTCGCAGGTCACGATCACGCCTGGAATGGTCAGGTCCGCGTCTGTGTTCAGATACGGCGCGATATAGCTTGTAACCTCGAACGCATCCCCGGCGGCGATGTCGCCATACCCGCTGTCTATGGCGATAGGGTAGTTCTTTTCCGCGTTTGAGAAGAACATCACATCGGTAACACTCGCCGCTCGTGTTGCGGGAACCCCAAGACCTTTCTTGCGGCTGTACCCGTAAAGGGTGCCGCCTAGCGCCGTGCCGCTCAGCTTTCCGATCATCGCAAAGTGTGACGCGGGGTTTGTCGGGTCAGCACAGGCGCTTTTCGGAACGCGGACCTCTGTTGCGTTAGCCGTGATGTCCGCGACCCCTTGGAAATCATAGCCGCTGACTGCGGCGGGAACGTCAGGCACATAAAGGAACGTGCTGTCATACATACCGCCCGTGCTATCGCCGGGATATGCGAGGCGTTGAAGCTGCACGCCACCGCCCCAATAATCGCTGGCTGCAAATAGCTTCATGGCAGCCTTGCAGCTAAACGCTGTGCGGATCGACATAGCCCCCCATTTGTTCCACTCAAATTCGTACATGATTTGAAGCTGGGTGCTGATTGCATCGTTGTCGCGGTCTGGCTCTGTGCCTGCAACACTGTTGAAATACTCCTGCTGAGAAGCCGCGTTCATGATTGCGTAAGTCTCAGGCAGCACCACACGCGCACCGCTATAAACACCGTCAGCGGTGATAACCGTATCATCAACGCGCAGTTCATCTGTGTATCGCCGGATGATCGGCCCGAACTGGCCCTGCACCTGAGAGGTCACAGTTATGTCACCCGTATTCGCGGCGTCGGAAACATGGGTGAGCGTTGATCCGGTGATTGCCGCCGTACTCATGAACCATTTGTCAGCGGTACCAGTATTGAGCGCGACGAAGTTAAGCACATCGCCAGAGATAGAATAAAGCTGCCATGTCCGAACCCCATCAGACCAGCGCGACCCCAAGTCTGTCACGTCCTTGTTGTGGCCCGTCGAAGTGACCGCCCGCCCAATTGGGAAGTGACCCCCGCCTTGATATTGACCGTTGTATTTGAACGGGCAGCTTTCATCAAAGCCGCCTGAATGTCGCAGCGTCGTTGTATTAAAAGCAGCGATAGTCGAAGCCGCAGGGGTTGATTTATCAATGAACCGCTTGCCGTAAAAATCCGTCACGCCGCTGACAACATTTCGGCGCACCTGCCACACCAAATCCTTGTCAGGTGACATTTGAGCAGCAGCGCGGATGTAGTAATCGTCCAACTGCTTGACGGCGATGATCGGTTTTGCAGACGTCGGGTCGAAAATATCAGCACCGGGCACGAAAACACCGTCCGAAAATGGCGAGAAATCCAACGCCGTATCGCCCTCGTTCAACATAATGTTGTCGAGGCAGGCTTGAAGCGCGGCTTCGGTCATTGGGTTTGTGTTTGAAAAGTCCGTGGAGTTGCGGACTGTGAACGAGATAAGCCTAGTGTTGGCGGTCGTGGTGAACGTTACCTGACGGTCGTTGAAACTACGTGTGAGGGTGGTGATTTTAGGCGTTAGAACAGCCCCCGCCGCGTCATATGCCAGTATCTGCGCCAGTGGGAAATTGAAGTAAAAGTTACCAGGAGCGCCGTGCATCGAAATTGTATATTCGGTTGAACCTTCGACTGCGATTTTGCGGGTTTCCGCCATGCTTCCGACAACGGCAGGTAGGACCGCAGACAGAGCGCCCGAAGTGTTGTTCCGCTGGCGGTGCAGTTGGTTTGCAACTGTTGTGAGCGCAGGGGATGCGTCACCAGCAGTCGCCACATCTGTTGCGTTCTGATTGAACAAGTTCAACGTGACGGGGTTTTTGACGATGGCAAGCGGATCGGTTAGAGCCACACCGCCACGGGCGCTTGACGAAACTGAACTAATATCAGACTGCAACGAAGGCACCGCGCCGATTTCGTTTACTGTGCCGCCTGCCGTATCAATAGCGCCCCCGGATGCCGCGAACTCAAACAACCGCCCGTCAGCCTTTAGCTGGGTGCCACTCTCATGCACACGCGGGTCCAGCAGAAGCGCAGCAAAGCTGGAAAACTCCGTCCGCGTACTCACCAGCCGCCCCCGCGTTGCCGGATTGTCGCCCATGCCCACGGCGTCCACGATCAGCGCACCGTCTGCGGTTAGGGTGCTGCTGGCGTCATAGCGGAATGTTTCGGGTTCGCCGTTAAACGCGCTTTTGACTGTGTAGAACGCATCTGGCACAAGCGTAAGGCTTCCAGCCATTGTGCCGATGCTAGAGAATTGGCGCAGATTTATTTGCGAGTAATCGCCGCGGAACCAGTTGGCGACGAAAGTAGTGGTTGACGCATTCGCCGCGATAGAAACAAGCCAGTCGCCTACCTCAAAACCTTGGGCATCCACCGTTCCCGCAACCGAAACGATGTAATAATCACCCACTGCCGCGCCGCTTGGGAACGCCCCGCTTGATGCATCCCAATTGCCTTTTGGGGCAAGCCCAGCAAGGCCAGCCGCAAACTCACTATAGAGTGCAGAAATGACGGCATTAACGCCGTTCTCTAAAATCTGCGACGTTGTTACCTTTGGCGCTGTTCCTGTTGTGGTCAGGCTGAATTCTGGAAGGCTCATGTGTTTTCCTTATGGGTCGGTTGTGGCTGTTACGCTGGCAGTAAAGGCAGATGCGCTGTTGTAATCACCACGCGAACGCGCGAAATAATAGCGGGTGACAGATGTGCCCAAACTGCTTTCGGTAATGCTGACGATTGTGTTTTGGCTGGTATAAATGGCAGTGCCGATCAGGCTGGCCGCGCCGCTGTCGTCTGTGTCGCTGCCGTAGATTTCGATGGCTCTGAAATCAGGATCGTTTGGCGTTCGGAAACTGACGGTTATTTCACCAGCACCGCCAGCCGCCGTGCCCTCAATCGGGATATCAATAACGATATCGACGACGGGCTTTGCGTCTGTAACCTCGACCCAATCGGAATTTCCGTTTGGACCAATTGCGCGAACCCGAATGTCATAGAACAACTCTGGCGATCCTGAGAGGTGGCCGAACACCTTGCCTGAGCCGTCGCGCACCTCGTGGCCGATTACGCCGCCTGTTTCATACCGTCCAAGCAGATCACTCGTGCTGACTTTTGTCTTATACTCCCACTCGTAACCGGTCACACTCGACGTGGAGGGATCGAATGAAAACCGGATGCGTGGAATGATCGTGCCGCCGGTGCTTAGATTGACTGCATCGCCTGTAGTAACGCTGATTGCACTTGCCGCCTGGGTGCCCTTGCGGGTGCTGTCATATGCCTCATCAAACACATCTTCTTCATCGGTTGCTGGCACCCAATCGTAGATAGCCGCGTCGTGCTTGACCAATGACGCAGGCAGGCGCATGGCGACTTCCCCGCTTTCCCCAATCGGGTCTAGGCCGGGGTGAATACTCTCAATTTCATACACGCCGTCAAGCGCGTCGTAGGGAGCCGCAAGGGCGATGTTTGTCGTTGCGCCGCCAACCAGGTTAAACGCCTCTGGTGGCAGCGTGCCGCCCTGAATGCGTTCCTGCCTGCGCAGTCGCAGCCCGGTTATTTTACGGACCCGCATCGCCTGCGTTGCAGAGCCGCAAAATGGCAAATCCATCGATTTAACCGCAGGAACGCCGCCATCAGATGCCAATGCACCGGGAATATCCCACGGCGTTAATTCGGCTGTCTCATAATCACGCGCCCTTGACAGGTAGCTCACACGAAGCTGGTTCACCAATTCGGACCCCGGCAACATGTCAGGGAATTCTAGGCTATCGCCCATAAAATACGTAAGCGTCTCAGTCGGTGCGCGGTACACGCCAGCCGCATAGCCAAGTTTTCCACCGATGCGGATAAAATCAGCCGCGCCGCTAATCATCATCGGATTGAGTTGATCCTCGATTTCGCCTTCACTGAATACCAGCGTACCAGCGCATGTATATCGCGCCTCCGTTCCGCCAGATTTTAGCGACACAAGTTCGTCACATGCATCTGGCCCGTCAAGATTGAAAGACGCGTGAATCTGTCCTGGCTGATAGCCGCGAATTGGATTGTTCATCAGCGCATCACGAACACAAAGCGCGTGGTTTTCTTCCCATCCAGTCGTGCCGGTGCGCGGATCTTCGATCAGAGACCAACGCCCTTCGACTTCGACAAGTGGCGGCGTAGACGGCCAACGCTCTTGACGCTCACCAGATGCACCGGCATCCAGTTTGAGCCAGATCATTGTGCGGCCCTGCCAAGCGTCGGTTGCCTTCCACAGGTGATCTGCCGAGCCCTCGACATAGGCTGCGTCGGTGGTAAACTCAGTAGGCAGTGACGTATGATCGCCTCGGCTGACCCAAACGTTAACATGGCCGCTGAACGGGTATTCCGTTGCCGTCGCGCCGGGGCCGGTCAGATCGAAGGCATCACCGGTTAGGACAACCTCGCGTTTATCGAGGTACAGCGAGAATGTGGATAGATCTGACGCCCGCGAATTGAGCAACCAAGCACCGTATATTTTCGAGCCTTTAACTGGCGTACCCACCGGCGTTCCGGTTGCACGGCACTCGCCATATACAAAGCGATAGGCGGGTTCGGTTGTCGGTTGTGCAAGGTCGCTGGCAATTTCCTGCGCTTTTGGCTTTTTCCCAAATATCGCGGAAATTGCGCTGTTAATTAGGAAAGACACACCAAACTGAACAACAGCAGAACCAACCGCAGCAGACGCAGCCCCGAAACCAAGAGCAGACGCCACAGATGTAGCCGCAGCAGTTATCGACGCAACCAGTGGAGCTAGAAACGGCATGACCACGCCCCCAAAATATCGGCCTTCACTATTGCCATCCCGGCCTCCGTTTTCGTGGCGTATTCGCCGGGTTGAATGCAGATTGCCAAGGCCGCGCCGAACGTGTCAGCGCTTGCAATCAGGGCTAGGTCGCCCGCCTTGGGTGTACTGGTGTGCGGTAGGTTAAACGTCGCCTCGCACCATGCGAGGTAGCCGCCTGCCCGCCTCAGTATCCGCGCCGCGCCAATAGCGTTGCGGTAGTCGTCTGCGCATCCCTCTAGTGGGTCAGCGCCATGCAATGCCGTGAAGGCGACACAAGCCGCCGTACAGTCGCGCCGAAGACCCCATGCGAACGGATCGCGCAGGTTATCAAGAGCAGCGTGGAAAGCCGCCCTCTCTGTTACTCGGGCCACTGTTGGGGGTTGAATCGTAGCTTATTGGCGTTCTGGACGTGCCGCCCCGCCGTGTCGCCGGGATATTTGGCGATCTGGTCTTCGTAGCTGTGCGTGATCGACGCAGAGGAACGCGCCGAGGGGCCAATGCCTAGCCCCAGCACCATATCGTGAGCCAAGCCACTGTCTGAGCGTGAGAGCGCCCCTGTGCGGCTGTCAAAGTAGCCTGTGAACAGTTCCACGGGGTCAGTTGCCAGCACGTTGCCGCCCGCTGTCGTCGTAGTCGCAAACCAGACGGTTAAATCGCGGTTGCGGATGATCTTGCCGCGTTCGCCCAGCATATCCTCAACGGTTGCCGCGACCCGCACCGATGCCTCGGACGTTGCCAGCCCGCCTTGCTCCATCGGTGCCGTGAATTGCACAAGCTTGCCCGCGCCCATCCACGTTTCCCCACCCCATGACAGGTTCCCCGCGCCCGTGTGCAGGCGGATTTCCTCGCCCGGCCAATCGGCATAGGTCAGTAGAACGGGGTGGAAGTGGCCCTTGAGGTCGTCAATCAGCCCCGCCGTGGCCCCGCGTGTCAGCCCCATGGGTCAACCTCCGTCCATCCGTCGCTGTATTCGTCGATGAACACCTCGGTAAAGTCCCACTGATATCCGAAGGTTCCTGTCACGCCCTGCACCGAGCGGGGAACGCCCGCCGCCTCAAACACGATGTTTTCGCGCTGCCCGATGCTGACCAGCCCCGAAAGGGTAAACGCTTCTGGCTTGTCTGTGCGGATCGTTGCAATGCCAGACGCATCCGACCTCGCAACCTTGAGAACATAGGCTGTTTCCGACGTTCCTGCGGTGCCTGTTACGCTAATCAACTCGGAAGGCCGCGCCACGATACGCGAGGGAGGCAGGCCAGAAACCGTTAAGCCATGCCAAGCTCCGTCAGTTGCAGGTATACCGGATAGCGCATACGCTCCGTCACCCCATAGCAGATCCACGCCGCCCGCCGTCCATAGCAGGTCTGTTCCGTCGTCGGTCCATTCCAGCACGTTGTTGCGTAGGTCCAGCCCGCCACGAGCGAGGTACCACAGTGATGAAAGGCACTCGACACGCACGAGATTCGGCCTACCCGCCCACATGCGGTTGAGCATACGCACATAGCCCGCGCCTGCTTGTTGCTTGCCGATGCCGGTAATATTTGCCGTCGCCACGCGCCGCGCCCGCTGCGCCGATGATGTGCGCGGTCTGCCCTCGATTAAGCCCACAGAACGCGACTGTGGATACACCTCGGCCAGTTCCCAGCCCGTCAGGTCAAAGGGGGGCCATGCGATAACGTCTGTCATTATGGTGACCACCCCGATTTGCTGTTCTTGAAGGATCGCTGAGAAGCGTTGACCGACTGCCCGACAATGCCAGGGGCCGCGTTTTGGACGGCGCGATTGCTGGCTTTCTCGATCACGGCTTGCAGCTTGCCGTCGTCGTCCACGTACACGCGCACATCCATTTGACCGCCGCCGCCAACAGATTGCCCCTTGCGGTGGTCAATGATCGTTTCGTCGGGGTGGTTGATCGACAGGATGCCGCCCCGCCCATCAACTCCACCGGTCCGTGAACCGCTGCCGGTATATCCGCCGCCCTCGTTCGAAGGCAGGCCGGGGATTATGCCAGCAAGCAAGCCACCCCAACCACCACCACCTGACGGCGCAAACTTGCCCGTGCCGAACAGCGCATATTCCAGACCAGCGCGGATAATCGCGTCCCGCAGGCTGTCGAAAGCGTCAACGCCGCCCATAGCCGCGTCAATCATGCTGTCTTTCCACTCTTGAACGAACGGCTGCTGGTCCCGCAACTCCTGCCCAAGCTGCGCGACATGCTCGTTGTATTGCTGCTGAGAGAGAACGCCCGCATCTAGCAAGCGCTTGGCCTGCTCTAGGTCGTCGTTGTATTTCTCTTGCTCAGTCCGAAGCCCTTCGATGATGCGCTCTGCATCGCGGTTGAGTTCGTTCTGTGCCTTTTGGGCTTCCCGTGCGGCCTTGGATGCAGCCGACGAACGCCCGCCCCCACTCGCGCCTCGCGCCTTTGGCACCTTGGGCGTCAATTCTTCGATAAGCTGGTCTGGCGTCTTGTACCCCAGTCGGCTCTCGTATCCGTCAAGGTTGCCGCCTTCCATAAAGCGGCGAGGGTCTTGGCCGCGACCGGAGTAGACCTTGCTTTCCTGCGCGGCGATTGAGTTGAACAGGGCCAATGCCGCCGCCATTTCATTCTTAAGCTGCTGTGCCACTGCAACCGCAGGCTCAAGCCCAGGCGCAACTTGTGCAGCCGCAGCCGCAAGTTCCTCCGCCGCAGTAGCGGCCTCTACAGTTGCGGCCTTTTGCTCAATCATTAATTGCAGAGTTTCTGCAAGTCGTTGGATCAGTTCTGCCTCTTGATCGTTAATGCCGTCCTTTTGATTAGCCAAATCCCGCGCCGCATTTAGCATGTCTTGTGTAGCAACGATTTGCTGGTCAATATCGCCGTTAGATGCTGCAAGAGCTGCCTGTGCACTCTGAAACTCCTGAGTTAAACCCCGCGCTTCGGCCCGTGCCTGACGTGCCTTGTCAGTGAAGGCAAGCATAATATTTACATCGAAAAAACTAGCCATTGCAGCACGGGAATCACCACTACCAGCGGTTCCTAGTAGATTTGCCAGGCTCTCCGATAGACCGTCTATTTGTCGCTGTGCCTCTCGCGCTGCTACCTCGGAAAGCAGTTGAAGCGTTGACCGCATCGTACCCGCAAAAACCCCATATTTATTTTTGAGGTCAATAGCCGACATACCGGCCAATTCCGCTGCATCATCTTGAGCTTTAAGTGCCGCCGCTACCTTATCAATTTGGTCTACAAGGTCTTCAGCTTCTTCACCGACCCCAAGTAGATTGGCTGCTAGGGGTAGCAATGCACCCGCAGCCACACCCGCCAAGATGCCGACCGTACCAAAACCAAGCGCCAAGTCAGGAAGCTGGATAGCAAGCGCTTGTATGAAATTTCCGGTCGCCATTGTCTGTTGACCAACCTGAGAAAGCTGCATCGAAGCCATGCGCAAGCCGTTGCTATTGAAGCCCTTAGAAACGTTTTGCGCGGCTATGGCAGTCTGTGCCAACTCGCGTTCCATACGGTCAGCGGACTTGACAATCTGTGCCTCCGTACGCTTACCTTCAGCAGCAAAGCCCTTGAGCGCGGTCCTACCCGTAACTAAGTCTGAACTATCTACGGCTACGCCAAGCCTAGCTATATCAACCATAATTGCCACCGGAGATTAGTTTGAAATACATATTTGCAGCCTTCGCTCTTATGGCAACTGCGGCCCATGCACAGGAACGCCCCGCACATATCACCAGCTTTAATGGTTATACCGTGACCGTCGCTCTCGCGGATTCAGACACGCCGACTGACTACGCCCCCGCCGAAGCTAAGGCGCATGAAGCTTGTGCATCTGTTGATAAAACCCCGCAGTTACAGTCCCGAGAAACCGTGGGTCAGTACCGTTTTATGCTGGTTTACGTTTGCCTCTAATCGCCATCCCAAGGCGGTTCGCAAAACACGTCCTTGCCGTAGGATAGCCATTCGACAAAGCCGACTGACATAGCCCGCAAGAGCCGGATATCTTCGACTGATACGCCAATCTCGACCCGGGAGAATGCCTCAAGATCCTGATAGGTTAGCGGCGAAATATCCATACCCCGCGTGAACCTACCAGATTTGCTAAATAGCCCGGCCATGAAAGACAGATGCCCAAGATCCGGCATAGGTGGGGGCGTCTTGTTGGCCTCAACCCATTCATTCCAGCGGGTAGGCGCGTCACCTTCCCGCTGCGCTCTCAAATACCCGAAGTGCCTAGCCCAAGTTACGCATCGGTCTTGGGCTTCGGCGTAAAATTTCGGCGGGCTGCTCCGAACCGGCAAACCTGCTCAGGTATCCACTGGTATTCAGGGTCAAAGAAGATTTCACGGGCGCGGGCCTTACTGTATGGCTCGTCGTCTGTACCAACGCCGAAGTTTGACCACCCCTTGACGGCTGCGGTAGCAAGGTGGGCACGGCGCAGGCGCATCAACTCGTCTTGCTCCTGCTTGTCGCCCTTGCCTGCCTGTTCGCGGTCGAACTCACGCGCTGCGGCGATCATTTCAGGGGCGTCAAACCCCATCACATCGAAGGTGCTGCCAATGCTTTCCCCGTTGAACGGGCTGAGCAGGTCAAGCTCGGCACCCCTTTCAGATGCCGATACCAGTTTAAGGCTCGCAATATCCATTATGGCGCTGCAATCTCTGCCGCTGTGGCTTTAACAAGCGCCGTATTTACCCGCGCCATCACAGTATAACCGCGTACCGCGTTGCCAGCAGCTTCGCGATACTTCGCGCTGCTAATAACAGCCGTCGCGAACTCTACATCGCCAGATTTGTATTCCTTTTTAATCGAGATAGCTTCATTCGTGCCAGCATTCGCCAGGATGATATCAGATCCCGCGTCTGTGGTACGGTGCTGCACCGAGATTTCAACCTCACCGCCGTCTGCCGTGCCGTTGGTATGGATTACACGGCCTTCTGCCAGCAATGGTTCGGAAACGTCTTCGTTGTCGTCGCCCCATGCGCCAAAGGTAACGACGCCGACTACCTGAACAGGTGTCAACGCCTTGTAACCTGCCAAGTCGAATGTTGCGGGTTCACCAGCCACGACATATATTTTCGTGCCGGTTGTACTTTCAAGTCCTGCCAGAGCCATGATGCCCTCCTATAAATGCAGTGAAACCCCGCAGACGGGGCCGTTAGGGTAAATTGTGAAGGTTTTAGGCCATGCCCCAATAGCTGACCCAGATAGGCGTTTCCCAGCGTTGGCCCTCTTGCCGCCCCTGCCGGACGCTGTGGCCTGTAATTGTTACGCGGGCATCGCCTGACGTTAGGTCCAGATCATTCGGGAAATACGCCGCGATTTCGCCAGCCTTGCGCTTGGTGACCACTTCATAGGTGCCTAGAGGGGAAACCAGCGTGAGAACCAAGAACCCTTGCCGCTCCATGATCTGCCCAGCCAGTGCCGCGCGATTGTTGTCATTCGGGAGGTGCTGAGCCGTGATGTGCTCATCGGTGGGCACGTCACCGCCCTTCTGGGGGTAGAGGATAGGGTAGCCCGCAATCGTCTCAACGCGGGCCATCAGTGCGCTATGCAGATCGCTTTCAACGGTCATGGCTAAATCCTGACTAACTCAAGGCCGACTTGGTTGGCGATGGCCTGAAATTCTTGAACAGAAAGCGCCACCATACCTGCCGGAGCCTGAGTAGATCGCCCTTCCTCAAGCGTTTCGATATAGGGGAGGTTGTTCACCAGATAGATTACGTCACCGGCCTCAACGCCCGCTGTCTTTGCTGTTGCCGCGCTGATCGTCGCTTGCCCCGATTTGTCGTCAAGTTGCAGCGTGCCGTTGGGCAATGCCCCGATAGCAACCTGCCAGTTTGCCCGCGCCCGCCCGGTATCGACCGGCGTTTTCAGAATGATACGCTGGAACAACTCAAGGGCTATCTTGCGCACTGCTAAATCCAGCTTTTGCGAGGTCTTGGCCTCGAACTTCGCCAGATCGTCGGAGAACGTACCCATCAGCCCCGCGCTACCATATCATACAGCGCGGTGGTCCCGCCTGATGCCACGCGCCCCAGCTTGGCGATTGTTAGCGTTCCACGGTCGCAGATCACCTTATCAGCAAGCGTGACTTCGATCCCGATAGGCTCAACGATAACTTGGAAGTCACCGGCCATGATGTTGGTGCCGTCGATCCGCTTCTCGTCTATCTCAAAGACCGCCATCCGCGCTGGCACAGGATCAGGCGCAACGCCTGGAGTGCCGCCGGTCGGGTCGCTTGGCCCGCCGCCTGTCCCTTCCGGCGTTGGCTGCTGGATGCTGCCCCATTGGATCGCGTCAGGCTGCTTTTTCGCCAGCTTGTCAAACGCGCCCGTGACCTTTTTGCGGATCGTCGCCATTAGCCGCGCACCATCAGAGTTTGGCCCGCACCAGCCGCCAGATAGGGGCGCAGAAGGCCCTCAACGGACATGACACGCGCCTTGCCGGTCGGTAGCGTTTCCTCGTCAATCGTGATCGGGCCAACCTTGATCATTTCCGACGTGGTGCTGCCCTCAATCGTGGCGAAAAGGTCCAGCCCGCCTTGCACTTGATAGGCAAGCTCAGATTGCGCGTCCTTGATGCGCTGCGGGATTCCCTCGGAAATGCTACGGGGCCATGCACCGGGCTGATAGGCATCCAATGGCGTCCCGCGATATGTCCAGTTTCGATTGATACCATCGAAGGCACGGCGCAGGTTGATTTCGTCGGCTGTTTCGTCACTGCCAAGTGTCCAACCACGCGCAGATCCATACGCCTGATATTCAGCAAGCGTGACATAGCTGTCAGCACTGGCAACGGTGCCCGTGCCGTCTTCGATGATCAGGGCCATCAGATAAATACAGCCGCAATGAGGGTTTCGCGCAGGTCAGGCACCTTGACGCCTTCGCATTCGGCCTCGGTCAACCCGTGGGCTTCCAGGTGCTCGATCAGATCGGCGCGTTTCATCTTAGCGATGCCTTCGCGGGTGATTTCCTCGGGCTGGGAAGCGGGTTCTGCCGCCGCTTTGGCAGCTTCTTCGCGGCGCAGGCGTTGGAATGCTGTTGCTGACATGTGGTTTCCTTTCGGGTGGTCTTGATAAAGGGGCGAGACTTGCCCGCCCCTCAGAAAGATCAGCCGTTTGTGACGATAGCCGCAACACGGACGTTTTCACGCTCGTAGACACGATCCCAGTTCGTGGCGGTGCCAAGTTCGGCGTTGGTTGGCGAAGAACCGGCAACCGATGTGCTGGTGAACTTGATGCCGCGCGGGTGCATGATGAAATGGTCGCGTGTGACCAAGATATCTTCACCAGCAAGGCTGTCACGGTCAGTCTCAGAAGGCACAGGAGCGCCGCCGTTGCCCATACCAATCGCGCCGGAGCCGAACAGGTAGGTTGTGTATTCGGCAGCGGCATCAGTAGACAGAGCGCCCGCCGCAGGGGTGTAGGGCATATTGCGGTCAACAATCACGCGCAGGCCGCGATAGGTTTCCACCTCAAGAGCGCCCATGCTTTCCTTTTCGAAGCTGATATTATCAATCTTCTTGAGGCCGTGATAAACGGTCGGGTGAAAGGCAATGCCGGACAAGCCGCCGATAGCGTCACCGAAGGTCGATTGACCATCTACAAACACATCGCCGGAGAACTTGGTATCGGCTGTTACGTCCGCATTGGTTGCGCCCGCCACGTCTGCCACCATGTCGCCGCTGTCGTTTGCCACGTTGTCAGCAATCGCGCCCTTGAGCGATGCCAGAGCAACCGCCGAACGCTTACGCGCCCAATAGGTAGCCACAAGATCGGCCACAGCGCCCATAGGATCGTCGCCAGACAGGGCTTTAGCCAGATCGTTGACCGACCATGCCTTACCGCGCATCAGCAGGGCTGCAATGTCTTGCGATGCGGTGATCTTGGCAGGGACAAGCGGAGCGCTGTCAGAAAGCACTTCATCATCGCCTGTCAGGTCAGACCAGAACGGCATGTTGATAAGTTTACCGCCAGCGGTTGCCAGGCGGTTAAGCTCATCGTTGGTGGACACAATGCCGCCAAGATAGAACTTGGCAAGGTCGGTCGTGCGCTCGGTCACGTATGGGTTAAATACTTCGGGGACAACTACGTCCGCAATTTTGGTCACAGCCATGTGTTAGGCTCCTTATGCAACCCCTGCCGCTGCTTTCAGCGTGGCGGCTTTCTGGGGGTCTGATTTCAAGAGTTCCGCCTGCCTCGTGAGGTTGCGGGTTTCTGGTTTCCACGGGTTATCCCCGCCAGGCGTCCCGCCTTGTGATCCGGGCTGCTTCCCGCCGCCCCCTTTGCCTGCATCGCGTACCGCGTAGGGTTTCGATGCGGCTAGTTCCTTCGCCAAGTCGGCCAAGGTCGCACCGTGATCAGCACCGCTGCCAATCATCGGTTTTCCGTCTGAGGTCAGCACCTTCGGCGTGCCGTCCTCGTTAAACTGGAGACGAGCCATCGCGGTCGATGCAATGTCGTCAATCGCTTCGGCAATGAAACCGGCCTTTGCCAGTTCCGCCTTGAGGTTCGCCTGTGCGCCGGTCTGCATCATCTTGTTGATACGTTCGTCGCGGGCTTGGATCTCTCCGGTGTATTTCTGCTCCATAGCATCCAGCTTGGCTTGCGCTTCCTCTGCGCCCTTGCCGGTGCCCTTGGCCTTTTCGGTCAGTTCGGCAATCTTGGCCTCAATCTCGTCGGGCTTCCCGTATTTGCTGTATGCCTGCGTATTCTCGCGCTCTTTCTGTAGGGCGCTTTTCAGGCCGCTCACGTCCTCTGGGGCGGGGATGCCGCCCAGGTTCAGCTTGCCCTCCTTAACGTGGCCTTGCAGCCATTCTGGGAGGGTTTTTGCGTCGGTTACTTCGATTTCCATTGTGTATTCTCGCTTCCCGCAAGGTTATTGCAGGCATCCCGCCTGCGGTTGATGGTTCGTGTTAGGTGGCTGTTACGCGAATCCCGCGCTGCACCCATGCAATGACGGCATCGCCTATGCGCTGGCCGAGGGCCTCGCTGCGAACAAACGGCGCGAGGGTAAAGATAGCCACGCGGGCCATTCTGAGGCGCATACGCGGCATCTTGACTGTGAGGGTTGCAACTACGGCCATGTTGTTTTTCTCCAACGCAAATGACCCCGCTAAAAGCAGGGTGGTTTAGGTTCGTGGTGGTTCGATTATTCCGCTATGACTTTACGGCAGTATGGGCAGGCCCAGCCTGTGCGCTTGCCCTTGCGAACCCGCCCTTTGTGCAGCGTGGGTCTAAACACCTCGATCAGGTTCCGGTTTTTGCAAGTCTTGCACTCTAATGGTTCGCCCGCATAGGTGCGGCGCGGTTTTGTCTTGCGATCAACTATTAGCTTTAGGCCGTCTTGTCCCAAATATCTCACTCACGTTTCCTGAGTTCGTCAAGCGTGAACTCCTGCCCAGATCTATCAACGAAACGGTCAACTTTCAAACCCCCTCGGAACAGTTCGGCCTTTCTAACGCCCAAAACGTCGTCTTGGAACGCCTTTGGCTGCTTGCGTAGCCATCCGTCGTAGGTCTGATCCGCTGGCACTTGGCCGTTCATGCTGGCGCGGGTTGAGGCTGGAACCTCGTCAGCGCCGAACCCCAGTTCACGCCATGATTTCAGCACGGGGCTTGTGCTTGACCGGCAGTTGAAATGCGCCGGTGGCCGTGGCCCCTTGCCCGGCTCGTAGACTTTGCCATCACGCGACATGCACACGAAGGTTGTGCGCCCGTCTAGGGTGGCATTCCATCTGACGCCTTTGACTAGATCGTCGTTGGCCTCGTATGTGTATTCCCGCGCTGTGTTCGAGGTGTGATTGACCGCCGTTCTCACAACGCTCTCCACATCCCGCCTGTTATGCGCCAAGATGCCGTCTTTGTACCCCTGCGCCGCCCGCCCGCGAAGGTCGCGCACGATCTGGTCAGTGGTTCGCCCCTCGACAATACCGGCGCGGATCGTATCGCGCACACGGCGAAACGCGCTTGCAGTTAGTTCTGGGTAGACCTCTTTCAGCAGCTTGCCTTGGAATGGCCGTGAATTGACTGCCGCGATAAGCTGTTCAGCCGTTGGCGTCACCGTGTCGAACTTGACGGGCAGGACGCGCTTAAACAGATCCGTTTGAAACTCACCCTCATATACTGCCAGCGCCTCAAGATCGACTTGCAGCGCTCCTTCGGCGTCGATGTAGGCGCTCTCCATAACGCGCTGCAGGTCCGTTAGTAGCTTTTCCTGCCGCGTGCGTGACAGGGCCGTTAGATCATTATCCAGCAGGCGCTCAACGATGCGTGTGTCCGACCGTTTGAGCAGCGCCAGCACCTTGCGCAGAGTGGCTGTGCTGTACCGGCGCAGCAGCACCTCATGGCGCGTGAGAGCGTCTAGCAGCTCGTCGTTGACGGCCATTACTCAGCCCCGCCCATGCCCCCAAGGTCAGGGGCTTCCGTTTCGATGGCGTCTATTTCCTCGTCGGGGTTCAGGTCGTCACGAATAAACCCGCGCCGCGACATTTCCCGCAGGAACGTTGCCTTGCTCAGGTTGCCCGTGTTTACCGCAGAAAGCAGCGCCGTCACGTCCTGGGCGGTCAGCATCGAAACGCAAAATTCTTTGTTTACGTTGACCTCTACGGTTGCATCTTCGCCGCCGTACTCGGCCATCCAAATCAGCGCTTGCTCTAGCGCGTCCTTGAGGGCATCGGCAGTCATTGCCAGCGTGCTTGTCTCTTTCTTGGCGTCCAGCACCTCGCCCGTGGCAGATTGCGCCCCGCTGGTGACCAGCAGTTGCAGCCCGTGGGTTTCCATCTGGAACTCAAGGTCTTTCAGGTCTTGCCGCCCTGCCCCGATGGCTTGGCCGCTATGCTCGACCCATTGCAGCTTGGCATCGGGGGCTGCGGCTGTGACCGCCATACCTGCCGAGATAACCAGCGGCTCGTCGTCTTGACGACCGGACCCGAACAGGATCGGCACCCGTGCGAAATGCAGGATATTGCGCTGATCGCTTTGGCTCTGCCAGTGGGCGATATTCACGTCTGCCAGATCGTCCAGCAGCGGTGCGCCGATAAAGAACCCCTTGCGGTTTGCATAGAACGGAATGACCGTGATCGCCTTGGCTTGGCTTTGGTATGTCTCGCCATACTGCACCCAATCGGCCCCGTCTGCGCTTTCGCGGAACAGGCGAACATATACCGCGCCCTCGATCAGGTCCATGACGCGCACTTGCGCAATCTCAACCTCGTCAAACTCGTCTTCGGGGTCCGGTTCGCTGATCGTCTCCATGATGCGGATCTGCGTCAGGGTGGTGACGTTATCAATCGTTTCAGCACGCCAGCCCAGAACGTCCTCAACGCGCAGATGCACCAAGTATGGGCGCAGGTTGCTTGCCCGTGCCTGCTCTTTGGTCACCTCGCCTTCACGCGGGGGCGCGTCTGCCATGATGTAGGACACACCGCAGCCGCTCAAGCCATCCTCGAACACCTCGCGGGCGAATGTGGACAGGTCACGGCCCTGCATGTCTACGTTCGTACACCAGTCGATAAGACGCTGTGATGCGCCCTCCGCCAGTTCAACCGGCTTGTCAAACACGCGGCCCGTCATGTCCCGCGATGTCTTGCGGTATCCGTTGAACAGCCAGGACGATTTCAGCCGTGCGTCGTATGCATCTTTGCTTTCGGCCTCGAACTTGGGCAGGTACGTCTCGCCAGACCGTCGCATAGCTGTTGTGCCGCCCATGAGCGCCCGACCCTTGGCGGCGGCGTGTAGCATCGCCTCCGATGCCTTGGATCGTTCTGCAACCTTGCTCATAAACGCAATTCCTGTGATTTGAAGCTGGCACGATCAATCGGCCATTCACGGTGAACCATGTAGCCAATCGCTGTGGTGATGTGCTGGCTTTCGTTCTTCTGGTCCTCTTGGAACGTGCTGCCCTTTTGAAGCTGCACAGTTGCCAAGCCCTTGTGGCACATCGGCGCTTTTACCGTGTTGACGAACAAGTGCCGATCGCCTGCCGCACTGCATATCTTGGCGCGAACCGCGTTCTGCCTATCCTTGATAGCCGGAGCGGCCTTTGCTACCCGCCGTGAGAACGTCCAGCCCTCTTTGCGCAGAACCGCCTCAATCTCGGTATAATCCGACGCATGGCCGTGTTTTTCGCCTGCGCGTCCGGCAGGATCGCCGTAGATACGGACGTGCTTGTTCTTGTGGCCTTTGTAGCGATCGACAAACTCAACAGCAGACTGCCGGGATACTGCGCTTGTCAGAACGATTTCATCTAGCAGGTACAAGTCACCATGCCGCACAACCCCGATCGCAGAGGACAGCGGCGTGAAGTTCTGGTCGTGCATCCAGCACAGTTGCTCGTGTGGTTCTATTTCTTCGGTCGTGTGGTTCGCCGTGTTGTAATCCTCGTAGATACGCCCGGTTGCAGTCTCAAAGCTGGCCTCGAACTCCTGCTTGAACTGCTTGGCGCTCATGACCCGCTTAGCCGATGCAATCACATCAGCGGGCAGTATCTCCGAAGACTTCCAATGATACGCTGCCCACTCAGGATCGCCCGAATTGAGCGCATATTGATACATGTCGTAATAGTGGTTCAGGCCATCAGGCACGCCGATCAGCCAGCACCATGCCCGATAGTCAGGGCGCAGGGGCGAAACCGTATTCAAGGCTGGCAGAATGTTTGCCTGCCAAGCGTCCTCTTTTACGTCTGCAATCTCGTCAATAACGCCGCCGGTCCAAGGGATGCCCTCGATACGCTGCGGCTTGTCTAGGCCGATCAGGTGGATTTCCGACCCGTTCGGCATAAATATCTTTAAGTCGCTTTCGCTAGGTGCCTTTGCATGTGATGCTGAGAAGGTCATTGCCTTCATATCGTCCCAGAATATCTTCTTGACCTGATCCCGCGTAGGAGCCGCGCAGAAATACAATTCTGCCGCGTTTTTCATCGCCTGCTTGGCAACGAACCGCTTTGCCCGCTCAGTTTTGCCCGATCGACGACCCGCTGGCACAACCTTGAACCGCACCTGTTCATCCTTGAGCCTGACCTGTTCGGGAATATCGATAAGCGGGTACCAGCGCCCCGCTTGCCGATCTAGCTGGATGCTCACCCTGGCAGCTTGTCAGCGATGTTGTTCAGCGCTTGCGCCATGCTATCGTTTGCGCCCTCACCTTCCGGTGCGGCTGCTTGGTAAGGCTTACCATACCCGCGATCCAGAATAGCGTTTGCAGCAGACAAGCGCGTGCCCTCTTGCTCTCCATTTCGCATAATATTGACCAATGTTTCTAGCGCTTCGCTGGCATGGCCCTTTGCCATATCGGCAAGTTCAAGTTTGGCTTTTGACACCGAACCTTTTTTTCGACCAGCACCCGCACGCTTCCCGCCGCGTTGTGCCATCTTTGATTTCCATGATTGTTATTCTATCGGGCTTCCCGCCCATGAATTGAGTGACCCGCCTTCACCCAACCTACATCGGCCAATATGCGATGAGGTTTGTCTCTGTACCTGCTAGGCGCTGCGCCTTGTCTGCTGAGATAGCCGCTTGGGTCCGTGCGGCGTTCCATATGCGAACGTCCGAGATTTGGCCGTCGAATGTTGTAGTGTCATTCTCGTTTCTACCGATCAGGAGCTTGCCGTTAGAGAACGCGTATCTATCGCCGGTTGTTGCTGATTGCGCCACGCCGTCGATGTATAGCTTTAGAACGCCAGCATCATTGACTGCCGACACGCGGTAATACTGCCCAATGGTCAACGCGGCGTTGGATGAAACCTCTGACCATGTGGACCCATTGTAGATGCCGAAATTAACGCGCCCATTTCGGACGTTAACACCTACCCGATCAGCCGAAGCGTTCGTGTTGTCGAATACCACGTTACCGCGATCAGTCGTGAGGGTGTTGATTAGAACAATCGCCTCAACTGTGAAATCGGTTGCCTTTGACACCTGCGGGTAAACAGAGGCACTGAGGCTGTTAGATAGGTCGAATTTCGTTTGATACGCGCCTGTAGTTCCGCCGATTGTTGGCCGTGCGGCTGCGGTGGCCTGTATTAGATGGTTGGTTCCGATCTGGTTGGTTGCGCGTCCTATGGGTGAGTTAACTGCAACCGGTACGGTTCCGTCTGATTGCTCAAACATCGTCGCTAGGCCGTAGCTATCTGAACCGGTTAGCCAAGCTGCGGCGCTTGAACTAGGGGCCGGGGCGGTAGAACCAACGCCGGATACGGTTGCTACCCCTGCTATTGAACCAGTAGACTGCGCAACGGACGAACCAACGCCAGCCATGGTACCGACGCCAGATATTGACCCGGTTGTTGCAACTGTGGAGCTACCTGCGCCGCTCACGACTGATACGCCAGTTGAATTGCCAACAGATGCCATGACAGACGCACCTGCGCCGTTAGCGATTGCGGTCCCTGACGAAGCGCCGGTCCCGCTTGTTACAGAGCCGCCAATATCCCCAACGCCGCTAACCAATGACGTGCCGGATGAAGCGCCAGTAGATGCAGCGATTGACCCACCAATACCGTTAGCCAATGCTGCGCCTGACGATGATCCTGCAACCGCCGCAATCAGCGCACCAGCACCCGTTATACTGGATGAACCTACCGCCGTACCGGTGCTTGTCGCAAAGCCGGGCTGAACAGCCTCACCAGTACCCGCAATTGAACCAATGCCAGACGCGGTGCCAATTGATGCCGCAATTGAACCAGCAACACCGTTTACGTTGGCATTAGATGAGACCGCGCCGATAGATGCAAATACAGATGCGCCGATGCCTACAATGGACACCGATCCGGTGGCTGTACCGATAGAGCTACCAGCCCCTAGATCCACAATGCCGGAAACTACCCTGAATGTACCGTATTCACCGGGAACCGTCGCAGTTACAAAGCTACCGTCCGAAACGCTGAGAAACAGCGTCTGTTCAGGCCGAACTATCGCCACAGGATCGGATTCGTACATCATCGGCAGTTGCGCCGATTGCGTTCCGGCCTTGAGTGCGACAGGCATCTGTTTAGGCCAGTCTGCTGTTATCCGGCACAACCGTGATGGTATCTGTAGCCGTCGATGAAACGACACCATCCTGGGTGAACTGAATGTCAAATGTGTAAACACCCGCAGGCATGTCTTTTGTGACCAATGGCAATGCCGTTAATGTATACGTGCCGTCAGCCGCAGATATCACAACAGGATCAAATGTAGCGATGCGACCATTGCGGCGCATTTGCGATAGGATATCGACGCCAACCAGAGACACAGCATTGCCCGCCGTATCGGTTCTGGTGCCATCAATTACCCAGGTATCGCCCTGTTTGAATCCGGTTAGAGGCACGATTAGTCCTCCGTGACGGTCGTCGCAGTCGTAATGCGTGGGGTGACGCCGGATGAAATCGAGATAGTCGGGCTGAGAGAGCCTGAATAGATTATATTGCCCGCACCGGATGCAGTATAGCCGATAGCAAAGAACGTTGCCGTTTCGGTGCCGCCTGTGGCCGCTGGAAAATCAATGTTTGCAACCGGCGATACACTGTTGCCGGTTACGGTCCACCCTGACGATGTACGGGCAACCGCTACACGTGCATAGCTTGTGTATGTGCATTCGCTCGTGGTTTGCGTCCCAGCCTCGCCGGGGTCTGCCGTGTGCAGAGAGACATACAGGTTTGTAAGCGGTGCCGTTGCGGTATTATCCGTCAGGCCAGTAATGCTCGTGCCGTTGAATATTTGCAAAAGCAGGGCGTTTTCAAATGTGTTACTTTTCGACATATCGAATCCTTTAGCACTGACTGCTTTTGATGAGATGTTTGAGAAATGGGCTAAGCGCGTCCGGGCCAGCTTATGCTACTGACGGTGCCCGGTGTCTTCCCGGTAGTCAGCCGCGCTTAGAGGTAACGCCCGACCGGGAAAGCCCAATCCGCATAAGCGTTACATCTAAAGGTGGCTGAATCGAAAAAGGGTCAGGTGCAACTTGCCCCAACCCTTCGCAATTATGTCAAACTACCCCATATGGAGTTTATGGTCAAGCCCGACGCTCCATCTTGTCGGCAAATCTTTCAAACGCCGCCTTCATGTGATCGACGCCTTTCGCGTGGTTCAGCCCGCGATACTGGCTCAGGTGCGATACGGGTCGCTCCTCGCAAGCCACTGCCATAATAATCTCACGATCTGATGCGGGGATTAGCCGTGTGATTGATGCCAGCTTGGAAATGCGGTCAACGTGGATATCAATGGTTGCGTCCGGCTTTGACGTGCTGTCCACACGGTCGCCTGCCATCCCTGCCCCCTTAGAACGCAAGGTAGCCTCCCACGCATTGCGCAGCGCCTCTCCGGCGTTGTAGTGGCGATCTGATAGTAGCCCCCGTTTATGGTACACCTTGAGCATGTCATAGCGCGATACGCCGGTAATGCCGTTAGGGTTGCGCAGCTTGCCCGTGTCTGGATCTACGTCGCCGCGTTCCTCGACTACCAAGCCGATGCGGTTTGCAGGGCCGGTCGCACCGTGGTCCCATCGAGGGGTTGCCAAAGATACGTCACTACGGGCCTGAACCTTCGTGTTGGGCGGAAGTTTTTTTCGCTTTGCTCGTTTAGCCCTGCCCATTTAGTATCCTCTCTGCAATTGCCTTTGGTGTTGTCTGCGCCTCTAGCTCGGCTATGCGGTTGCGCATCCATACGATCATGCGTTGCTGCGTTTCTATCCGCACGGCCTGCGCTTCTACTTTTTCGCGAAACTCGCCACGCTCTAGACGGATGCGGTCGATGGTCTCGGCCTGGATGGCGTTGCGGGCCTCATGGCTCATATGGCGTGTGTCCCTGTGTGGTCTCTGCGGTTATCGCTCATGTGTTCGCCTCCATCGCCGCCCTGATAGCGGCCTCTGCGTATCCAAGGTCTCGGAGTGCCTGTACCGTGTAGCCTACTGATATGAGACGGGTGCAGGCGGTTATCTCGTTGGTCTGGGCGGGGGTCATGCCCCGCCCTCCGCTTCTGCAATCGCCATCGCTAGGCGGTCGGATGTGGTGACGTGCGATGCGTCGGCTAATGACCACAGCGTTGTTCTACCGATGCCATTGCGTGATTTTACCTGTGGGGCTAAGAACTCGCGCAGCCGGTCAATCACCGTTTGCGTATGGACCACGCGTCCGAGGTGCTGAGATACAGCGCGTGAAATAGGCCCAGCCGTGCTCTCCACATATCCCTCGGCCTGCATGACGCTAATAATTGCATCTGACACCGGGTCAGCTTTTGGCTTGTACGCCGGGGGATTTTTTGGGAGCTTGCCTGCCATGCCTTCACGTTTTGCCATCGCGGCCATTTGCAGGCCTATGGTAATTTCATCACTGCGGGTTTCAGATTCTTGGGAAATCATTGTACGGCTCCTTTGCGAACGCTGCGGAAAACGGCTTGGCCTCTGTGGCAAAACATTGGGTTAATCATTGCGCTAATCGATTCACGCACCTCGTGGTATTCACGGTCAAAATCGGCATTCCTGCGCCATTCGTTCACGCGCCGGATGGCAGACAAAGCTGTGGTGTGGTCGCGCTTTCCAAACATCTCGCCAATGACCTGGTAGGGCTGGTCGACCAACAGATCCTGCGCAATCGCCATCGCGATGAATCGAGGCTTTACAAACTGGCTGAACCGACGCGGGCCAAGCATATCGGCTCGGCTTATGCCGTAGCGGTTGCAGACCTCTTGCTGGATGGTTTCTATTCGGCTCATGCTGCGGTGCCCCTCGTAACAATATCTACGGTTCCAGCCCGAACATGGTCCAACGCCGATTGCATTTCTTGCGGGTGCATGGCGCGGAAATAGTTCATCAGCTTCTGAGATTGGGTCTCGTCATGCTCGGCTTTTTTCCGGCGCAGAATTTTGCCGCGCTTGATGTTCACCACCGACAAGGCGGCTTTCTTCCAGCGCAAAGCTGACTTAGCCCGCTTGTGTTCAACCGATAACTCTTGGCCGGACATTGCCAGATCATCCATGCGGGCTTCGATGCTGACAATAAGCGCAGTCAGTATTGCGAAGGCGTCGTCGCAGTCGTCTTCGGTTTCGATTTCATCAACAGTCCAGTCTCCGGTGATGGCGATGATC